TGTTGGACCCATGTCAAATCCCACAAGATAGATAGCAACATTTCGATCTATTGCTGCTATGCCCACTGCTGCTGGTCCCGAGCTGAATCCATAGTATTCTTTGGGTATTCTAACAGCACCCAGGGCCGGAAACGGCTTCCGAGTGTACATAGTATTGGACTGAGCATATCCAGTTTCTTGTATGCTTTTGCTGATGGGAGTGTCTGTGCTAACCAGCACATTGGGGGTAAATTCTCGATATATTGCGTTACACGCATACACTTGCCCCAACTGTTTCAAATAGTTGGGGTCAATATCTCGGCGGCTGATTCCGTTGCCTAGTACAAAAGCTCTGCTCATAAAAAAATCCTCTCAGTATGTAGCTGAGAGGATTCGGTACCTAAATCAATTAGGAAGTAACGTTGTCAACAATAACCACGTCAAGCAAGTTTTGTTGTCCAGTAACGTTGGCCACAGCAGTTGTGCCAGATTTGATAACCGTGCCTTCGTCTGTGAAGAAGTTGGCAGAAAAACGAACATCATTAGTCACTTCAGCTTGAGAGAATCCAGAACCGCCAGCAAAGTCCAACAAGAATTTGTTGGTCAACTTGCTGATTGGGGTAGCTGTGGAATCGTTGTTGGTGTATGTGATTGCCATTAACCCAACTGCTGGAGTTGTATCGTTGTCCAGGACGCAAACGCCGACAAGATTAGCGGTGCCTGTACCTGCACCAGCGTCGGCTGTGCAAGTGAAAACAGTACCAACACCATAGTTAGAAGGAGCACCTACTGCTACCCAGTCGGTAGTTCCAACTGAAGTAATAATATATGCATTATCAACCACTAGATCTTCATCAGCAATGCTGGTTACATCACCAACTAGGTACTTGCGGCTGCCCTTTTGACGGATAATATAACCTTGTGCTACACCAGCACCCGAACCTGATGCCAATTGAATGTTGACAATTACGTCAACTCGGGGATTGGTTGCGCTCGGAGTGTCAGTTGGACCAGCACCACCCACCACACCCAGATACTGAGCATCAGTCATGTTGCCAACTGAGTTTTTAACTGGATTGGTCAAGCTGCCAAAGTTAGGAAAGCCTAGATCGATGCCAACGCTGGCACCACCATTACCGGAACCGGTAGATATTTTTTGAATTTTTAGAGGACGACCCATTTTGTTTTCTCCTTAAAGAAGTCCGATGCGAGTTCTAGTCGCTACGCTGTGGGTATTAATCTCAGCATAAAACACCTGATTGTGTTGACAAGTATTTAGCAAAAATGTAAAATGGACTACCTACAGAGTGTAAATATCACGTGAATACTACTGAACTTATTGAACAAGGCAACCAGCTTCGTGCTGAAAATCAACCCGAACGAGCATTACAATGTTATGCGTTGGCGTTTGTACAAGATCCAGAATCTAGTGCTGCATTCAACAACTATGGCAACGTCATGCGAGAAATTGGTCATCCCCGACGAGCCGTGCCATTTTTACAAGCCGCAGCAGTTCTAGCACCAGACAATATCACTGCCAAATTTAATCTAGCTGTGTGCTATTTGTTGATGGGTGATTATGCACAGGGGTGGCCAGCATACGAAAGTCGCTGGAACTACGAGCACCTAGCTGGCACAGAACCCAAGTTTTTGCAGCCACGATGGCGTGGTGAAGATCTCAAGAACAAAACAATACTGGTAGTAGGAGAACAAGGACACGGAGACAACATCCAGTTTGTTCGATTTGTTTACAACCTACATGCCATGGGTGCCCGAGTCAAGCTGCAAGTGACTGATGGTCTAGTGCCCATGCTGAGTCGCAGTGAAATCTTGTCATGGGTGGGCACCTACAACGATGATCCAGGCGACTTTGACATGTGGGTGCCAATCATGAGTATTCCAGGAATACTGGGAGTCACTGTAGAAAACTTGCCGCGAGTTCAAAGTTATCTCAATGCTGATGTTGCTGCTATGAAAACATGGCAACAACGTCTTGGGCCAAAAAAGCGCATGCGAGTGGGGTTTTGCTGGAGTGGTCGCAGAGACTCATGGTTGAATCAACACAAGAGTGTGCCATTTGAAATCATGCTGGAAATGATCAAAAATAATTCACAATACGAATGGATCAACCTACAGATTGACGCAGAGCCTGATCAAGAACAAGCATTGCTTGCTGCTGGTGTCACTTGTTATCCAGGTGGTGTACAAAGTTTTGCAGACACGGCTGCGCTGATGATGCACCTTGATGTTGTAATTGGAGTGGACACCGCGGTGATTCATTTGGCTGGCGCTCTGGGCCGGCCAGCATGGCTCATGCTCAATGCCTACAGCACAGACTGGCGTTGGTTACTGGATAGAGATTCTAGCCCCTGGTACTCCAGTGCTAGATTGTTTAGACAACCTGCTCGCGGTGACTGGAACAGTGTTACTAAAAAAATTGCTCAGTATCTAAGCTGGTACAAGGTTTGACATCTGTTGCAGCAACAGTGTTCTAAATTGATCACTGTGGAAATACTGTTTGTTTGCTTGAACTCTAGGCAGTAGTTGACCATAATCTTCAAGCATGGTTCCAGATCTCAACCACGATTCAACAAAGTCCATGATCTTTTTGATACGTAGATCCTGGTCCGGTTCATGATCCCAGGTTGTCCAAGGCACAACGTCTGAGAACATGTCTAGTCCAATGTCAGTTAAAAATTGATTAATGCCTGTGCTACCTACTAGGACAGGAATTTGTCTTGCCACAAACGGCTTGCAAGTTTTTTCGCTGACATAAGTTAAATCTGTTGCAGTTTCTGTTATCAAATTCACAGCGCAATCACCATACACAGAGTGTCCCACACCTATGTCGTTGCGGTTGGGATCATGTTGTTCACCAGCAATCATCAATGGATAAGGATACGAATACTGATCTTTTTCGTAATACACCGGCTCAGTGAAACTGAACACACACTGATCAATAATTCCTCGCTGATTGAATTCTGCCCATACTTGAGTTCTGTGTGGTCTTGGACGATTGTTGAGACACATGAGAGCTTGAGTTTTGTTTGTGCCTGAATCAAAACAAAAAGTATCCCACCATAATGGATTTCTCAAACTATACATCCAAAGAAACAACGGAAAGAAAGTTGTTCCTGCCTGCGGCTTGTAAAAAAATTCAAAGTTGTTGGTCAGTATTGGTGTGAATTTTAATGATAATTTATTGTCAGGAAAAGGATTGTGTGTGATATCTAAAATACGATTGTGATTGGAATGTTGTTCTAATAGCTGTCGGGTATGTTCAACATTTTCAAAGTCGTTGTCTGTAACACATAGAGTGTCAGCTTGAAACCATTGTGTCAAGTATTGTCTATTGGTATAAAAACGAGTGGGATCTAAGAATTCTATCATGCAAATACTTAGTCAACAAAAAACCCGCCGAAGCGGGATTTTGATTGCTTTTGAAAAGCCTTGCAGTGATTAGCTGAAAGACAAGTTCGACACAGCGATTTCGCCGACATAGTCACCAGCGTTACCGAACGAACTAGCAGTGTTAGTCAATTCAATGTAACCGTAACGTGTCATGAAGGACACGACTGGTTCGAATGTTGACGGATCCAGTACAACACCACTGCTCATCAACGGGATGTATGGGCAGTAGAATGCAGGAGCGTCAGCTTCTGAAGAACCCTTGTAACCAACCAACACTGGTGTAGTGTCGCTAGCATAAGAGTCAACGAACACACGCATAGCGCCGTTCAGTGTACCAACAAACTTGGTGTTTGTAGGTGCTTCGAATGTGCCTTCTGTTGTGCGAGCAAAAGCAGAAGTAGTTGCAGATTGCAACACTGTCAAAGCAGCAGAGCTAACAACAGCGTAGTTACCAGCGCCACGACGTGTACGTTGGGCGATCAGGTTAGCAACACGGTTGATCAACACGGCCAAAGCAGCGTGTTCGTCACCAACGAATGTAGCAGTACCAGAAACGGTAGCTTGGTTGTATGTGAACTCAGTGGCAGCCAATGAACGCAGGCTGAGAAGGATTTCTTGGTCGATCTCAGCTGTAATCTCTTGTGCAAGAGCAGCCATGATTTCTGCTTCAACGTCAATACCGTGCATGGCTTGTGCGTCTTGTGCAGATTCAAATGTCCAACGAGCTTGCAACTTACGTGTGCGAGCTTCAACAGCTTGTTTCAAGATCTGTACGGAGATCTGCTTGCCGCCAGTACCTTCCATGGTAGCTGTTGCGCCACCAGTGTAATTAGTAGCTGTGCTAGTTGCACCAGGTACTGTGGAGTACGCTGTGGCAATTTTGAACGGGCTCAATGCTTCTTCACCAGCTTGTACGCTGGTTGCTGCTGCACTTGTGTCAGTCAAGCTCTGGGCATAACGCACACGTAGAGTGTGGATTTGACCAACTGGACCAGTCATTGGCTGAACGCCGACCAGTTCATTAGCAATAACAGTTGGCATCACACGTCGAATCACGGGAAGAATCACGCGGTTCAATGTAGCAATGTTACCTGCTGCTGTGGAACCTGCGGAAGCGTTTTCCTTCAGGTACTTACGAGTGTTTTCAAGGATAACACCCATGCTGTTGCGCTTGGTTCCATTCAAACCTTCAAGCAGTGCTTCTTTGGTTTCGCCCCAGCGGCTTTCTAGTAGTTCTTGTGACATTTAAGTCTCCTCTATAAAATGATTATAAACCTGCCAGGCGCTTCAAGTCGATCACATTGCTGCGTTCTTCTTGGTGAGTTTCTGGTACAGTTTTATCACCAGTTACTGCGGTGACTTGTTCAGAAATTACTTTGCGGGCTTTAACTGATCTGTCTTCCAACACTGCTGGTAGATATTTCTCAAAAGCGTTTTTCAGACGACTTGTCTGTACGCTTTCCAACAAATTGCGCATGACATCTGCTTTCTCTTTGTTAAGAGGACTCAGCAATTCATCCATTGCACTTTGACGTGAGTTGGATTCCTTGATCATACGCACTTCGCGTTCCTTGCGCTCAATGAGGACTTTCGCCTTTTCAGTGAGCTCAATGGCTTCTGCCAATTGACGATCTTTGTTTGATAACAAGTTATACAGCTTCTTGACTTCGGCTTTCTCATTTAGGTGAGTAGCACCGAATTCAGCAGCGTATGCTTCAAAGATACGACGACCAAAATTGTTCTCGCGAGCAATTTTTACGTCTTCGTGCAATTGTGTAAGTTCTGCCTTCAAATGACGGCTAACAGCTCGAGTCATCTTTTCAGCGGATTCTTTTACAAATCGTGCTTTGAGTTGTTCGAGTTTGCCACGTGCTTCACGCACCAAACGCACTTTGGTTTCCACCACATCACGTTTGTCTTGTGCGAATTCTTGAATTTCACGAGCAAGAGCATGCACCATAAAGTTCTCGAGTTTTTCGAGTCCTTCAGCGTGCATCTTACGGTCTTTACGCAGTTCGCCAATTTCTTCAGCAAGTTTTGTCACCAAGAAGCCGTTAAACTTCTGTGCGGACTCTTTCATCTTGCTTTGGAACTTGACGCGATCTTCAGCTAGAGCACGCTTTTCAGCGGCTACAGCTTGAATTTCAGTGGCAAGACCATCTGTTACCATCTTATCTAGGGCTTCGACCATGACTGACTTATCATGCTCATAGCGTTGTGCAAATTCTTCTCTCAATTCCACACGAACTGATTCACGAGCTTCGTTTAACTTTTGATCCCAAGCTTCGTTGAGTTCTCGGCTAACGTCTTCGTTAATCAGGCCGCTATCTAGCAATGGTTTAATAGCATCAAACATGCCTGGTTCTCCTTAGATTTTAAGATCCCTGATTAGGCGTTTTACTTCCTCTTTCAGGTATCTTTGCACTTTGTCGCCTTGACCAGACTCGCGAGCCATCTCCAACACTCTATGACCATGCTTCATGTTGAGCAAGCCTTCATAGATAGCTGTGGGATAGGCGTTTGGTGCGCTGGGTTGGGCAACCACATCTATAGTGACTATTTCAAAGTCACTTACATGTCCTGTTCTGTCGTCTACATTGCCGCTACCGCGGCTGGATACGCCAAGTTTTACACCTGACGTCAACAGAGTCTTTATCAAGTTACCCATGGGAGTGGGCAAAATTTTCAGCTTTCCGCAACCAGCGTGGCCATCCATCCACATGTTTTCAACAGTGTGGCACACTCGATCTAGATTGATCTTGAGATCATCTGGATGATCAACTTCGCCCAAGACGGAATTGCCTTCTCGGATTTGTTGATTTATAGTGTCAACTGCACGAGAAATTTCTCGCAGAGGATAGATACGCTCATTTGCATTACGCTTGTCGCCTTCAATACAGATACCTTTGAGATAGAGGTTCTTACCGCCGCTGGCTGCATCGTCTTCAGTGATGACTTCGATGCGAGCCTGGCTAAATGTAAGATCTTCTCTTAGATACTTTGACGACATTTTAATTAACCTCTACCGCTTGGTATTGGGCTCTTGTTGTTTACGCCACTGGCTTGTGACATTGTTGGCTTCGGAGCAGCAGTTTTAAATGCGCCCTTGCCAGCATCTTGTGTTGGTGTAACACCAAGGTCTTTGGTAGTGTTGCGATATGCTGAGGTGTCATGGTGGCCGCCTTCGTTGGCACCAGTGTGAACTGGTTTGGCCATTGCACCACGTGCGCCTGAGTTGGCAGCTACAGTAGACTTTTTGTTTGTGTTGCCTTCTTCAGAAGTAACTGGCTTCGGGGCTGCTTTTAATTGCAGAGCTTCCATCATGCCCATTTGGTCGTCCATTTCTTCTGTGTCGTCCATTTCAATGGCATCGCCGCCTTCTTCAGGACCCATGTCGTCGCCGTTGCCCATCATGTCTTCAAATTGAGCCATGAGTTCGTCCAGCTTGTCTTCCAGGTTCATGATGTCGTCTTTGGTGGCTGTTTCGCTGGATCCGCCCATGTCATCACCAGGCATGTCATCGCCCATGTCATCTACAGGCATGTCATCGCCCATGTCATCTTCTTCACCTTCCATGTTGATGTCGGATTCTTCTTCCATTTCGACATCATCAATCAGGCTGTCAGCAGCGTCACCGCCCATGGCACCTTCTTCAATGTCGTCGGTGCCTTCGTCGAGCTCTTCTGCCTGCTCTTCGTCCATCATGCTTTCGTAGATCTCACGGCTTTTGGCCACTACGATGTCATGGAAAAGCTCTTGAGCTTTTTTGTCTTCATCATTGATCACGTATTCGATCAATTGTTCAAATCTGTTCATAAGGAAACTCCTATAGTAAAGTGTGCTGTTATTTACACAGGTGAGATAAAAGCGGTGTTTTAAGTAGTCAAAAAGACTATAAATTGCAAATTGCTTGCAACAATTAGACTACTGGTGCTGGCGGTGGTGCATACTGTTGACGCACCAGTTTGAGTTTTTCTTTGTATTCTACAGTTCTGATATCATTCATTTTTCTCAGCTTGCTGAGTTGACGCAGGGTCAAATGAGTTTTACGCAGGTCACCCAGCTGTAGCTGGCTATTGTCTTGAGCCAGGTCCTGATATGCTTCAGGTTCTTTTGACCAAAATTCTTGTAGTATCATGCCAGTATTTATACTGTTGGGGCTGCGCCGCCGGGTGCTGGTGGAGTTGCTGCGCCTGGTGTAGTGGCTGGCACACCTGGAGTTTCAGGCGTCATTCCAGCCATTTCTTCCCCAGCAGCGATGTCTGTTTCCAAAGCGCCTGGTGTGATGCCCACACTTCGTAGATCCTGCCCTGATTGTGTTTGCATTTCAGGGCTGTCACGTTCTTCGCGCCACATTTCTTCGTTCTGTTTGATTTCTTCTTCAGTCAATCCCAAGAAGCGTTCCAGCATGAATCGCTTGCTCATGTAGGGCAGTGGCTCTAGTCCCTGAAATGCCTGAATACGAGTGTTGTCCAGTTCACTTTGGCGGTAGCTGGCAAAGTTTTGTGGAGGATTAAACTTCAGATTAAACAGGCCAGCGTCAATGTTGAAGCCACGCCATTTCAAGAACATCTTGAATTCGTCATCTAGCTTTTCGCACACCAGGGCCTGCAAACGTTCGCAATACTGATTAAAGCGGAATTCTTGTATCAATGCAGTGCCCACTTTGCCGTCGCTGGTCACACGATCTGAGTCGTCGGGTCCTGTGGGCAAGTAGCTGGATGGCACACGCAGACCGCGGGCCATTTTGTTGTTGAAATACTTCAGATCGTCAATTTCACCAAGATTCTGTCCGCCAGGCAGTGTTTCTACGCTGCTGCCACGACCGTCTTGTCCTTGGGGGAAAAAGTAATCTTCACCCACACTGAGTGGGTTGTAGCTGCTGTCCATCATGTTTTGACCGCCGCCTGTTATGGTGGGGATTCTGCGCTGATGCATTTCATTTTTCACACGTTCCACAAACGCCATGGCTAAGTGGCTGGGCATGTTGCCCACGTCAATCTTGAAAATTCTGCGTTCTGGAGCACGTTGCACACGATAGATTAGAATTGAGTCTTCCAACAGTTGCTTCTGTTTGAACACCATGAAAATCTGTTCCAGCACACTGCGTCCAAAAGGCCAGAACACATCTAAGCCTTCGTTGAGACTCATGTGTACCACATGCTTGGCATCAATACAAACTTCGTTCATGGCCTGCATGAAACGACTGTTGTTGGTGCCGCCACCTGATCCACCGTTGGGCATGGTGTAGTTTGAACTGCCGCTGATGCTGCCTGTCACCGGGTTGGTCATGTAGTCAGTGGTGGTTTTTGCTGCCACGCTGAGATTCTGAAAGTTGGGATTGATGTCTCGAATCACATACTGTTCAGGACGTTTGCCTTCGCTTTCGTTCACAATGACTCGAGCCAGCTTGCTCATATCCACCCAGTACATTTCAAATGTTTCTGGATCACGCACAAAAATCTGATCGCCGTATTTGATACAGTTACGAAACAGTTTGAAAATGCGTTGACCCAGCTTGTTGAGCTTGACCCATTGCTGCAATTGCTTGCGAATGATGTCCACTTCGTGATCAGTGGGCTTGTCTTTGTAGTCCACTTCAAAAGGTGTGCCATTTGACTGATTGGGCTGTGTGCTGAACTCAGCAATGATGTCCAGGCATGCATTGATTTCTGAATCCATGTCCATGTTTTCGTACTGGTTGTAACGCTCAATACGGTTGGGGTGTCCTGAATATACTTCTGGCAATCGACTGGCATAGTTGCGAAACACAAAGTCTGCTTGTGCTCCTGAGCTGTTGCCGTCGTTTCTGGGATAGCCGTTCAAGCCAAACTGATTTTTTCCCGATATAGGGCTCAGCTGGCCAGACGTGTCTGCCACTTTGAAATATTTTTTCCAACTTTGTTGTTCTGCCATAGTGAGTTATTTACCGTGTTAGTAGTTGGTTGCCAGTATCTTTTGCTGTACATCCACGCCGTTTTTGGTAGCAGATACAAGTTCTTGCAACAGGGGTGTTATTTCAGATGGGTTAATCGACAGGGCTTGACTGGTCATCGCCACAGCATACTTCTCTGCCATGCTGCTCAAGGCTATTTTAAGTTCTTCACCAACCTGTTTGAGTGCTGCTTCTGTTGTGGTATTGCCTTGTTCTTTAATTTCTTTCAGTCGGTCAGCCATGTCTTGGTCTAGTCCTGGCAAACTCTTGGTACCCAACTCAGCATTGACCAAGTTATAGTTTGTGGCCAAGCCAGACGATAGAATTTGTTTCCAGGTAGCAGGATCTGTAATTATTTGACTGGTTTTGTCAAATGCCCCAACTGCTTCCGCAAGTTTTTTAACAGCATCAATGTCGGTGGTAATTGGTCCCATATTGTAACCTGCATACTCGTTCATTCCAGCAAATGTTGGGCCTGACAGTGCGTCTTTCAAGTTCAAACTAACAGGCACAGCACCGTCTTTTAAAGGTATAAAAGCTTCTTCCCCGTGTAGAGTAAGATTGGGCTTGTATCCAGTCTCTGGTCCTTTGATTACACCACCACCGTCAAAGCTAAAATGCACAGGATCGTTGGGTACTTTTTGTTTTAACCCTTGCTGATTCATTGCTGCCACTGCAGATGGATCGTTGTAGTTTTGTATGTCTACCGCTAATCCTTTTTCATGCAAGCTAGTGCCTGGAGCAGCAACTGGCATTCCTTGTTTGCCCCCAGCAATCCAGGCATCGTACAGTTCTTTTTGTTTTTCAGGATCTCTTTTTGCGCTGTTGATTTGTATTTTTTTGCCTGTGGTTGCATTGTACTGTTCAGCAGCTTTGGTTACTGCACTTTCTAATCTGTCGTCGAGTCCAGCAAAATTTTGTTGACTACCTGAACCAGAACCAAAAGATAAAACTTGAGCTGCCTTGGGAGCAACCGGTGTTGCTGCTTCCCCTTGTGTTCCAGACGGACCAGTTGGCACTGGTGCTGCTGGTGCTGCTGCTCCACCACCCGCTGCTGCTGGTGCTGCTCCGCCACCTGCTGCTGGTGCTGCTCCGCCTGCTGCTGGCGCTGCTCCCCCACCTGCTGGTGCAGCAGTGCCTGCTCGTCGAGCTGCTCTTCGTGCATTTTGTTCTCTCAGTTGTGCTTCTCGTTGTTTAAAAACGTCTTGCATAACTGCTGCTTCAGATTCACGAGCTTCTTTTTTGACTCTGTCTTTTTCTGCTCGTGTTAAATTAGCATCTTTTTCTGCTGCTGCTGCTCGTTCATTGGCCAACTTGGCTTTTTCAGTTGAAGCATCAAGTTCAGCTGTGGCTTTTGTAAGGTCGGGCCCACGAGGTGCACCAGGTGTTTCCTTAGACGGAGTAATACCAAACAGCTTGTTGAGACTATCAACACCAGCCGTGGTTGTTTTTGCCAGTATTGTCATGGCCTTGGTTGCAGGTTCAACACCTGCAAGCACAAATCGCTCTGTTGCTTCATTGCCTGCTTGCTGTGCTATTCGTAGTTTAGTTTGTGCCGCTACCAGTTTGTCTGCTGCTGCGCCACCTTCTTGACCTTGTTTCTTTTGGTCTTCTTTAATTTGTTCGTAGGATTTGTTTAAGTCTTTTTGCGCCAACAGACCTAGCTCAGCACCTTCTTTAATTGGCAACAAAAAGTCTTCACCAACACCTGTTTGATACAGCATGTTGAAATCTTTGGTCACCCGGCCAGCAGCACTTGCAATCTGCTGAGTGCCGTCAATTGCTTTTATCTGACCTGCCACCATTTTACCAGCCACTTGCTGAGCTTCAGCATTGGTGCTCATTGAGAGTTTTTGTGCTGCTTCAGTGTTCATCATGCCAGTGGTTAAGTCTCCAAAACCTTGTGCTGCTTGTTTGCTTTGAGACCTTAATAATACATAAGTTTTTTCCAGTTCATCAGCTGCTGCAATTTGTCCTGCATCGCCACTTGATCGCATGGCATCCAATTTGGCACGAAAACGTTGTTGAGATCTAGCTTCTTCAAGGGCAGCTTCGTTATCTTTTCTAGTTGCACCTGTGAGTTTGGTTAGCGCATCTTGTTCTATTAGGTATTTTCTAGCTCCTTCGGCTAACTCTGTTGTAGTTTTGTTTTGACTCTGACCAATGCGTGTTTGCAAACGCAGATACTGCATACTACCAGCGTTAATTTGATCTTGACTTAGACCAGCATTCATCAACGATTCTTTGAACGGCTCCATTGCTTTGCCCATGTCAGCAAATCGTTTGCGGCCTTCAAATACACTACTTGACAACAATGCTAAGTCTTTGGAATTTGCACCAATCAGTTCAGTATACTTGCCAAGCTCGCCCATGCTGAGACCTAACTTTTTGGCATCCTCAAACAGGCCAGTCATACCGTCGCTGGCTGCTGCACCCGACTCAGCTAGACCTTGATATCCTTCGTAGAGCTTGTCGCCCATTTCGTTGGCAGCTTTGGTATACGCACCCAGAGCGGCTATACCACCCATTACTGCTGCTGCTAGTAAACCCAACGGACCTCCGAGAAGCAGCAGACCAGCAGCCGCTGCTTTGGCTGCTGTGGTCAGTGAATCAACACTGCTGTTGAACGCTGCTGCACCTTTTTTGCCTTGGTACATTGACGATGCAGCCCCCATCATGGCTTTGCCAAGATTGATTACAGCGTCTGCCCCTTTGTCGGTCGCTTCAGTAATGTTGTGTAGACCGGTGGCAGCCCGAAACTCAAGATCTTTTTTCTTGTCGGCTGTTTCTTTGGTCAGCTGCCCGTACCGGTTCATCTCCAGGTTGACCTGCGCCATTATCCTAGCTAACTCTTCTGCTTCGCGATTTATTTCAGCCATTTTTATTGCCTATAAGTAGAAGTATATTTATAGGTGTTCTATGACCCAGACTTCTAACCCTTTGCGACAATACTTTAGACAGCCTGCAATTTACTTGCGATTGCCTACTGGCGGCAAGCACTGGCCTGCAGGGGCCTTGGACATGCCAGGCAATGGAGAATTGCCTGTGTTGCCCATGACTGCCATTGACGAAATCACCTACAGAACTCCCGACGGCCTATTCAATGGGCAAGCAGTGGTCAGTGTAATACAAAGCTGTGTACCCAGTATCAAGGATGCTTGGAAAATTCCACAACCAGACCTCAATGCAATTTTGACTGCCATACGAATTGCCAGCTACGGGCATGAACTTGAAATTGGCACCAAATGCCCCAACTGCACACACGAAGATGATTATGTGTTAGACCTGCGAACTGTGTTGGATCAGTTGAAAAGTGCTGACTTTGATGAGCCCATGGTTCATGGTGATTTAACCATTACATTCCGTCCCATGAACTACGAAAGTCAGAATATAACCAATCAAGAGCAGTTTGAAGAACAAAAGATGATGCAACTGTTGCCAACAGCAGACATGGAAGAAAAAGAAAAAATTCTTAGAATGCAAGAGGTTCTAAAAAAGATAACTGAGCTCACGCTCAAAGCACTCAAGTGGAGCATTGCTAGCATTCGAACTCCCAGTGCTATTGTGAGTGAGCCTGAATTCATTGACGATTTTTTGAAAAACTGCGATCGAGCCTTGTTTACCAAGATACGAGACTGTGTGATTGAACTGCGTCAAAATTCTGAAATCAAACCAGTTGGTATCACTTGCACCGAATGCGATAACGTCTACGAACAGCCCTTGACCTTGGATATGACAAGTTTTTTCGCACCCGCCTCCTGACATCTAATGCTGAAGAAATTGCCGACATAGTGGACGGCATGGAGCGGGAGGCCGATAGTATCCGAAATGAAAGTTTAAAAATGTCATGGTACATGCGTGGTGGCATAACTTATGATCAAGTGTTGGCACTGAGTCCCAACGAACGCAAGATGATTTCGGCTATTATCAAAGACAATTTGGAAACCACCAAGAAAAGCAAACTGCCATTTTTCTAATGCTAGACCCCACTCAAGTTACCCAAGATATTTTGCACTGGGTAGAGAACTTTGTAGAAGTTCCGCATCCTGCACTGGGCAACTGGGCTCCTTGCCCATTTGCTAGAAAAGCACGACTGTCGGGCACAGTCAAAATTGTAATTGGTTCAGACCCGTATTTTGATCTGCGCAATCGTTGTAGAGACGGCTTGGGCACAGCAGAAGTCATAATCTATGCTTATGATCCTGCAGAATGGAAGTATGATCTGTTTCATTCTAGCTTAGAGCAAGCCAACCAGGATTTTTTGTTAGCGAATGATTTACTGGTGTTGGAAGATCATCCTGCAGATGCTGAAATTGTCAACGGCATCAGCATGAATCAAGGCACCTATGCCTTGGCCATGCTACAAAGTCTCAGCAAACTGAACACAGCAGCAGCACAAATGCATTCAAAAGGATTTTACGAATCCTGGCCCAATGATTATCTAACAACATTGTTCAATCACAGAACGGACCCCCGATCATGAGCTATCAGTTTGCTAGAATAGACTTGAGCAAAACCAATTACCAGATCAATGTCAAGTGGGAATATCTATTCAATCCTGACATTGTGAAGCTAAATCAAATCTACAGAGACTACTGCAAGTACAAACACTTTGCTAGTGTGATGCCAATATTTGACAGTAGATACACAGACCCAATGACCGATGTGATTGGCTACTACAACGAGGATCGTCTGGTGGCGTTTTCGCTGATCCGCCGCTACGACGATCACAATGCCTTGTGTGATCAATTTGCATGGACATATCACAAGCCCCGGCTGAGACTGGGCATAGAAACAATGAAAGCAGAGTGTGCTATCTACAAGGCCCGTGGGTTTCAATACCTGTATCTTGAACAAGCACACTTGTACAAATCCGACATGGACGGGTTTGAAATACTAGGACCACTGGAGTAACACATGGACATTTATACAATCTGGGCCAACAAGGCCGGCGAC